TCACTCTGGTTCCGGCAGGATGGGAGTGCCGTCCTTCGTGCGCGCGGTCCATTCCTTGCCGAGCACGCGCACCGCGCCGGTTTCCGCCAGATTGTCGATCGGCTCAGTGACCACGGCGCTCTGACCGATGATGCGGTCGGCATTTGTCGCCTGTCTGCCTGCCTTGAGGAAGCGGCTGAACAGCGGACGCACGAGCAGCAGCATGACTGCGGACAGCAAGACAAAAATTACGAGCTGCATCCATATGGATGCGCCGAAGGTTGCCGCGACGAGCGCCGCTGCGCCGCCGGCCGCGAACCAGATGCCGCACAGACCAAGCGTCGCCGCCTCCGCCGCGATGCTGATAATGATGACAGCCAGCCAGAAATACAGGCTGTCTATGCCAAACAACATGCTCTATCCTCCCTTCCTTTTCCATCAGTATAGCATAACCCGAGAGAAAAGTATAGTTACAGCACGGATTTTTTTCAGCAGTTTGAACAATTTTCACACATAGAAAAAGAGCGCTGCATCAAGCAGCGCTCCGGAACTGGTGGACATTAACGGGTTCGAACCGCTGACCTTCCGCACGTCAAGCGGTGCACTGAAAACAGCCAAATCGTCAGCTATATCCCAACAAACAGCGCTCCTGTTTGCCGTCATATCCTACACATATCCTACATCATTATCTACTGTACAGCCCGGCGACTGCAGCAGCAGGAGGCACGTGCAGTCCGGGCAGGTGCCGTCTTTCTGTGCAGAAACCACAAAGCCCCGGTGTTCAAATTGAACACCGGGGCTTCCTCTTTATACCTTATTTAATATGCGCCGCGATTTTTTTGATGAGCTCCTCGCCGTACTGATACCGCAGCAGGTAATCGATGGTCTGCTCTTCCAGACCGGCGTACTCCTGCACGGTGTCGATAGCTTCCTGCACCTCTGCGGTGCCGTCCGGCACGAAGGTGCGGCACTGCGGTGCGGTGATGGACGGCATCTGGCGCACCGCATCGTAAACCACGTTAAAGCCCGCCTGCGCCAGACTGCGCATCTTGATGTAGTTCACATCATCGCGGCAGATGCACTCACAGGTGTACGTCTTGCCATTCAGCAGAACGTTCTTCTTTTCCACCACTTCGCCGTCCTCCTTCTTCGCGTCCGACTGGGCGTATTTCTGCACCTCCGCCCAGGGGAAATTGACGCCCGGACAGTCAGTGCTGTTGACGTCCTTATGCCGGAGCAGCTCGAGGTTGCCGTACCGGCTCATGATGTCACAGATCAGGCCCTTGAGCGCGGACAGCTGCGCCGCCGGCATGGTCTCGGTCATGTATGCACCCTCGCAGCAGATGCCGATGGACTTGTCATTGTGACCGACGGCGTGCGCGCCGACCGCCCACTCCGGCCGGCCACGCCAGATTGTGCCGTCCTTGCGGACGTAGTAGTGGTAGCCGATACCTGCCCAACCTCTTTCGATATGCCACGAGTTTACGTCCTCGACACTGGCGCGGCTTGCCTCGGCGTGGTGCAGAATAATCTCGGACGTACTGCTGCGGTACGACCAGTTGCCGTTGCGCTTTAAGTTTGCGTCATGAATGTTCATGGTTTTCCTCCTTTGGGATGATCTTATTCCCTGCTGCGTCTACGGCCTTGCGTGCGGCATTCAGCCCGCGCACGAAGATTTCCGGCACCTCATACCCCAGCACGACCAGATTTTCCACAATACTGGTCAGCTCATTCAGGATATATACACCGAGCGTAAACCAGCCGATCAAATGAAGGAAGCCCAGCTGCGCGTCGATCGCCGTGCCGAAGTCGATCAGCACCTGCGCCACACCGAACGCCATGGCGATCACAACCCAGTAACTGACCTTTTTCATAATGCCGACCGCACCTTTCGCACTGTTGATCGTGCCGGTCTGCTTGCCTTTGAGCCAGCCATAGAAAAAATCCACGACATTGAGTGCAAAAAACAGCACGAACACCTGCCAGTGTGCGCCGAACACGCCGCCCAGAACAGCAACGACTGTTGCGCCGAGCAGGTTTGCTTTATCCGTAAAAACGGAAAAATAATGTTCCATATAATTATCCTTTCCGCCGGAGGCCATAAAAACGCCCCGGTCTGTCGTTCTTGACAAAGCCGGAGCATATGCTATAATATAATCAAAGGGACGCTGTTACAGCAGTCAGACCCTCATGCAGTCGATCTATTTAAGATGACCGTTTCGGTGCCAGCCGGACGGTCATCGCGCTTTTATACAGAAAATGTACAGCAATACTGCCGCACATACAAAAAGCCTAAATGCTTTCTTCTGCATCCGCGCCACCCCCTTCCTGCCGCAGACTGCGGGAAAGGAAAAGAGGGTCTGACCGCCATATGTAACAGCGTCCGCTCGTATTATAACATACGCCGTCGAACCCTGTCAATGAACCGCCTTTTCAGGCGGTTTTTCTTGATTTTCGCTCCTTTTCGTTTGCATCTTCTCAGCAAATCATCCTATTGTATTCATACTGCACGCGAATCGGGTCAATTTCCGCATAAATCAGCGTCGTTTTCGGGTCGCTGTGCCCCAAAAGGTGCTGAATGATCGTCAGCTCCATACCGCAGTTAAGCGCGTGCGACGCGAAAGTATGCCGCATCAGATGCGGATACAGCGGCCGCTCCATGCCGATGCGCTTGCCCAGCTTGGAGATCATCTTCTCAATGCCGCGGTCAGTGAGCGGCTCGTATGGCGCCCTGCTCGATGCAAAGAGCGCCTCGCCGCCCCTGCGCTCCGCGATGTAGAGCTGCAGCATGAGCTTCGCGCGGACGGAAAAATAAACCGTTCGCTCCTTGTTGCCCTTGCCGATGACCTTGCACTTGCGGTCGCGCCAGTCGATGTCGTCGACGCGCAGACCGGCGACTTCGGACACGCGACAGCCCGAGGATACAAGGAACTCGACGAGCGCCTTCTCCTTGTAACCCCGGCAGCCGTCGCGCACAAGCTCGAGCTGCTCGGCCGTCAGCGGGTGCCGTGACCGCAGTTTATCGATTTTCAGTGATTTGATCTTGCGCATCGGGCTCTTGCGGATGTTATCCTCGTCCACGAGCCACGAAAAGAGCTCCGCAGCGTGTTGATGTGCGCCTGCACCGAGTTATCCATCAAATGCCGCTCGTCGACGAGATAGGCGAGATACTCGCGCAGGTCGTCGGTCGTGATCTGCTGCACCGGCTTGCTGCACTGCGTCATGAACAGCTTGAGCCGCTCGCGATAGCCCTTGATCGTCTTCGGGCGGCAGCCGTCGATGCGCTTTGCGGCGAGGAACGCCTCCACCCGGCGCGGCAGATTGCTGCGGTCGTACACCTGCGCGGTCTGCACGTCATACTCGCGCATGATCTTGATGATCTCACGCGCGCACTCCGGCATCAAAGCCGTCAGCTTTGCAATCAAATCGATTTTTGCGGTCATGAAAAATCACTCCTTTGTGCCATTATAGCACAATCCGGAACATGATTTTACTCCTTCGTACCGCCGAACTCTGCCGGCACCATCTCCGGCAGGCCGGAGTCGATCAGGATCTCCGCAACCTGCTTTTTGAGTGCCTTGGGTACTGCATCGAACTCGGTCTTACCGAGGATTACTCTCTGGGCAAAAAACATAGACATCATTAAAAACATCCTTTCCAAAAACTTAATCATAGGTTTAGTTGTACACCTGCATTGCCATCTCGGCGATGCAGTCCTCTACAAAATCCGCGCGGTCACTCTGTGCGGCGATCTGCGCCTTGAGCAGCTTGTTCTCGGCCTCGAGCTCCGCGTTGCTCATCGGTGCTGGCTTGATCTCCGGCGCCGGGTGCTCCTGCTCCCACGCCGCGATCTCGTCGGCCGTGGCGGTCTCCTGCCAGTCCGAGCCGTCCCAGATCGGCGAAATAAATCCGGTGCTGCCGGCGTGCTGACGCATACTCGGCGGCGAGGCATCGACAAGCTGCTCGCCGTCCTTTAAGGTGTAGTTCTGCACCTCCTCGACCTGCTCCGTGCCGCCGTCCTCCAGCGGCTTGTCGCGGATTTTTACGAGCACGTAAGTCACGTGCTTGCCCTCAGCGTCAATGACGCTGCAGTGCTTTTCATTGTTCATTTTCATCATCCTTTCTCAAATTTTAAGGGCGCCTACGGCAAAGCGACCCTTGAAGCAGTACCCAAAGGCGCTGGATGTGCACAAAATCACTATCGGCCAGCTGTATTGGTGCGACGAAGATACCGCAAACACTCCATACAAAGCAGGGCTGACAGGCTATACGCAGGGCATTGCCTTGTGCAGCGCAGGCTCAGCAGAAGAAAAATGGTGCTCCATCATTTATATAGTACACGCCGGAGAAGGCGTATGGATCCAGTATCGCGATCAAGACGGCTGGAGGAACTGGGCACAGTTAGCTAAATGTGAAACACCTGAGGTGCATGATCTGCCTCTGGCCAACGGCTGGCAGGCATACGGCGAAGGACTGTGCTGGTACACTCGTAACCAGTTCAAGGAGGTAACTATCGGAATGCTATTACGCAGCACATCGGCGCTTACTAGTGATGGCGCTCAGTTTGCTACATTACCGGAGGGTTTTCGACCCAAAGTAACGGTAATAGCGCCAGCAAACGTCACAGCGAATGACTACAGTCATTCAGCTTGTCATGTTACCATCAATCCAGATGGCGGTGTCTATCTTCATTTTGATGCATCGTCGCTGTCTGGAAAGACTGTAATTCAGCTGCTCTGTCCGGTTTTCCATTACCCAGCCAAATAGGTAATTTCTCCATAAACCCAGTTAATGCGTGCATCAGAACCATAAAACCACATTTGGCCGTCTGGCTCTATGTGCAGCTCTGCGGCCGGGAGTCCATTACCGAAAGATTTGCCGTCGCCGCCAACAGCCGCAGCGATGACAGTAGACGGTCTATACCCCTCGGGCATTGTGCAAATAGTTTCCCGCTCCACAAATGCCGTACTCTCGCCTCGGAAGATGCAAAAGTTCAGGTGCACAATGCCCTCTTGGGTCTTGTAGTAGGTATTGGCATAAGATTGTGCTGGAAATCCACTTGCCAACGGCAGTTCATGCACTTCGGGTGGCGCGCAGATAGCAAGTCTCTCCCAATCATCCCAAAGTGTGGCTCCGTCGCGGTAACGTCGTATAAACAAGGCATTCCACCGCATATCAAACCGCATTTGCATTCCCCATGGGCCTGATTTCCAACCAGGCAGTATGAGACAACCGCCAGAACCGTTAAGTTCAGAATCTTTAGAGCCATCTAAGCTTAAATATTCGTATTTTACATGTTCTTTAAGGTTAATTCCGGTGCCTAGGTTGTCATTGTACCCAAGGCGCTTTGCCATAGCCGTCCTTAAGTTCTCCGCATCATCGGCACCCATCGCAATGTCATCGCCCGTCAGCGTCACATCCGCGCTCAGCGTTTTCCCGTTCACCGTCCGGCTCGTCGGCACGAGCCCCGCGAGCGCGGTTTTCACGCTCTGCGCCCACGCCTCGATCTTATCCCAGTTGTCATTGAGCGCCGACTTGATGTTGAACGTCTGCGCGCCGTCCTTGTCCGGCTCATATTTAAAAAGCTCGAGCAGCTTTGTTTTCAAACTCATTTTCTCACCTTCTAAAACGCAAAATCATGCATCGTGTGCCCCTGCAGCTCCGCCACCGTCATCGCCCCGACCTCGCGCACGAGCAGATAGCGGTAGAGATAGCTCACCGCCAGATGGCACGGGATCGTGTGCTCCACCGCGTCCTGCAGTGCCGCGAGCTCGGCCGCCTCGGGCACGCCATACGCGCCGACGAACGTCAGCACGATCACGCCCTCGGCAAAGCCGACAGAAATCTCGCCGTTCTTCCACGAGTCGCACACGCGCTGGATGAGCTCCACATCGCACTTGCCCGCGGCGCGCCACCGCGCCTGCAGAGCGGTCCGCCGCTCCTCGAGCGTCAGCGCCGCATTGCCCTCCAGCCCGGCGTGCGCTCCTCGGTTTCGAGGAGCCACGTCATCGCGTCCGGGAAGAGCTGCGCCGCCGTCTCGAGCGCACTCTCGCGCTGCTTTTCGTCGAGCGCGGCGATACAGCCGAGCAGGTCGCGCACCCACCTGTCGCCGCGGTACGCCGACGGCAGCTGCCTAATGATATCAAGCATAGCGGATCGTCACCTCGCCCAGCACCGCGCACTCGCGCTCGCCGACCGCGATGTTGGCCGTGCCGCCGCCGACCGTCAGGCCCTCAAAGTCCACAACGCCGTCGGCCGACAGGATAGCCGCCGCGATCTGCGCATAAGAGACGTAGTCCTGCACGAACACCGTCCCGGCGAGATACGCCGCGACCGCCGCTTTGACTGCCGCCGTCACACTGTCCGCCTCCGCGGTGTTCGATTTGAACACCTTGCAGGCAATGGCGATCTTCTTCTCCGCCGCCGCCGACACAAAGCACTGCGCGCCGATCGGCGCCTGCCCCCTTCCGGCTCCTTCGCTCTCGGGGTCGATGTACGCCTGCACCGCCGCGACGAGCTCCTCGCCCGCCGGCTGTCCTGTGCTGTCCGCGATCACGACGTCCACCGTGTTCACGCCCTGCACGCGCGGGAAAACCCTGACGTGCCCGACGCCCGCGCACTCGAGCGCCCACTGCTCATAGTGGTAGATGTTGCCCGACGTAGCAGGCGTGCGCATCTTGAGCAGAAACCGCGCGTAATACTCCGCGTCCGTCTCCTCGGCGTAGCCGCCGCTCATCTCGGCCTCGTTGTCGCACCCCGTGATGCCCTGCACCGTCACCGGCATCTGCGTCACCGAATGCGCGGGCAGATTTCCTGCCGTGCCGTCCGCGCGGCAGGTCACCGGCACCTCGCCCGTGCCGTCGATGGCGACGTTTCCGCCGCCGCGAACTGCACGCCGCCGCGCTCTCGAACAGCGTGCCCTGCTCGATCGTGCCCGTACCCTTGACCGTCAGCACGCCGCCCGCGAAGGTCGCAGCCTTGCGCGCGATGCCGCTGCGCGGGTAGATGTACCGGTCGAGCTCGCCGCCCGTCAGGTTTTCCGGGTCGAGCGCCGCCCTCGCGTCCTCGATCACCGCGTCCGTCTCCGCCAGCCGCAGGCTTGCCGCCGCCAGCAGGTCGTAGGTCGGAAAGCCGATGGTTTTCTGGTAGCTGTCCGGCATCGCGTCGAGCAGCGCCTCTAAAACCTCATTCGCCGACATTCGTCGTCACCTCCAGAGTTTCGTCCGTGTGGAGATGCGCCGTAAACCGCACCTCCACGCCGTGCCGCAGCCGCGTAAAGCGGAAGCCGTCCACCGTGCGGATTGTCCGGGCAAGAACCGCCGCCGTGTCGCGGATATCCTGCTCGATCTCGGCAAACGCCCACCCTTCCGGCGCGCG